CTCCTCAAACGCCAGCCGTACCTGGTGTGTGAAAAGACGGACGGTGTGCGCCACCTGCTCGCAAGTACCGATGAAGGTGTGTTCCTTGTGAATAGAGCGTTTGCGTGTGAAAAGATAAATGTACGCGTTCCAAAGGATACGCTTTTGGACGGAGAACTTGTCAAGACGAAGACGGGCAAGACCCTTTTCATGGTGTACGACGCTGTACGGGTGAAGGGGGAGGACTTGACACAAAAGCCACTTACAGAGCGTCTCGAGGCGGCCCGTAAAGTCGTCAAGGCGATCATTAAGACGGCGAACGCACTGCTCGAGATTCGGGTCAAGGTCATGTGGTCTTTGGGAAGTCTTACGCCGGACCTCGATTCGTTCGAGTATGAGACGGACGGTCTGGTCTTCACACCCGTGAATGAGCCTATACGAACAGGCACTCATGAGACCATGTTCAAATGGAAGCCACGGGAACGTATTACGATTGATTTTTGTCTCAAAAATGGGTGCGAACTCTTTGTACAGGACAAAGGGATCCCATACAAAGAAGCAGAGTTGCACCTGAGAAACCTTCGCCGCGACCTTCCAAATGGGACGATCGTCGAGTGTGGGTACGGAGACCTTGGGTGGTTTGTGGAGAAGATCAGAACAGACAAGACGCACGCGAACAATCGTCGAACATATTTTAGAACACTTGTGAATATACGCGAGGGAATCGAACTTAGTGAATTTACAAACTTTTGATAGGCCGGTACCATACCTGGTAAAACTCACCTCGAAGTACCTTTATAGCTGGCATTTCAGTGACGCGTTCATCATCCTTGACGTACCACTTATCAAACCGCCGCACAAGCAAAGCATAGTGTCCCCCGTTCTTGTGTCCTTGGTGCATGACGCACGCAAAGAGTTTGAGCCCTTCAAACTCGAGTGGAATTTCGATCGGAAATTTGTATTCGTACATGGAGAATGAAAAACTCGTAAACTTGGGCCACCGTTTCACACGGGTCTGGAGAGCTGCACGTTCGTGCGTTACCCCAGAATCGTCTGTATAATTTTCAATAAAAATTGGTTCCATCCGATCTTTGAGCAAGTCTTGAAGGCGACACGGTTCGGTCACGTCTAAGAGCAAGGTTGTGAATGTGTTTCGAACCTCTGACTTTCCCTCTTCCCACGTAGTCACCTGGACTTCCTCCCCGTTGAACAGGTCCGTGATAAACTCCTTTCCGAGCGAGTTCTCAAACACGTCTATGAGGTGTAAGATAACCTCTTGAGCGTCGTGTTGCTTCATATCGGCGAACTGCGGGTACCGAACTTTGAAAGCCCCAAACAGGTCGCTCGGGCTCACAGGGTCCGTCTTGCCCTTCAAAAAAAGTTGTTTGACGACCTTTTGGTACTCACGAGTAATCTCACATGGGCCCGTGTATTCCACGTCAAAGAGGAACTTTGTGAGTGGAGGCACGTGAGCCAAACATTGGATGGCGCAATTAAAGTAACAGGAATTTCCGAGGTTCCACAATCCTCTCATATGATCTTACCTTATACATGGGTCTGCTCTCTATGTAATTTCCAATAAAACCCATATGCAGACGGCTTTTTATCGCAACAGCATTTACTTATACACGTAGAATGTTTTATATTTAACTTTCTAGCAGCACTTGCTAAAGATGTATGAATATCTATTAGAATCTTTCTATCTTTCGACCATTGCTCGATCTTTTTTCCTATTTTTGGATTATTCTCGCTAAGATGCGCGTTCCTCATTTTGACTTTTGATTCTTCAGGAGTTCTCTTTCCAAAATTCCAGTGCTTTTCACCGCGTATAGACTCGCTCATTTTGGATTTAGTTTCAGTTGATAGATGTTTTCCATAATTGTAATTTTTCTCACCAATCTTTGTTTCTCTTATCTTGTTTTTCGTTTCTTCATTTGTTTCTGGATGATTACCACCAGTTTGTAGATTATAACCATTCGGTGTTAACGTGTTTCTTTCCTTGATTTCAAGGATTTCACGAGCATCCAAATCCTCTCTCCATCCATCACCTTCTGGTATTTCACATATCGTTGAAAACTCGAAGTTTTCGAACCCGTGTTTTTCAAAGGCCAACTTTAGAAGACCGTGTGGTCTATATTTATGTTGAACCCACCTGTGGATAGACTTTTTCTGACTAGTCTGTCCTACATAACACTTCCCATTGACTTTGTTCCTGATCATGTATATCCATCCCATCCTTACCTTGGGCTGGGAAAATAATTGGGAATCCCAAGACGCGTTCTGAGGGTCCGACCCACTCCTCATATATATACATATATATCTAAGGGGTAAGTATATACTTTTTCCATTACCAATTTCATTTTCTCTATACACTCTTTTTGGGAATTCCAATAACTTTCCCATCTGATGTGACCTGAAGCCCGTAAGGTGCGAGAGTTTCCGCATTCACCTTTGTTTTGGGTCGCATATGTGCATCACACCATGAAAAGTACTTCGAGGCAAACTCCCTGATTTCGATAGGCTCCTGGGGACTCCATGTCATGAGAAACTCATCCATATCTTTCCTTGATATTCGTCTTATCTTTTTAAAGGAAATTCACAAGCATATTCTTGAGTTGCGTCTTTCCGGGCCATGTATCTACAAACTCCTTGACCGCGTCACGCATACCAAACATGAACTCGGGGCCATCGTCTGGAACTTGCCCGTCCCACGAGTCTTCGTTTAGATTTACAAATTGTTCGCAGTAAAGCCATGTATCATACTCACCAAACCCTTCATAGTCTCGAGGGAAGTGTTTTATCATGACGTGATTCACAAAGAGTTTGATAAACTCGTCGATCTTTACAATACGTACTGGTTCCTCCTTTGTTTCCTTGATCCATATTTCGTTTTTGGATCGGTTTGGCCTGACGAAACATACATTCGCCGGGTCTTTGAACACTTGCTTGAAGAACCAAGGCGCCACAAATCTCTTTGGCGTCTCTGGACTGGGTGCGTCTGGCTTCGCCCACACTATCGAATCCAAACACCTCAGAGACGCCTTGATGGGTTCTTGAACCTCCCCTGGGGTGGCGCGAACGAATTTCCATTCGGCTGGGCGATCGCATGGGTTCTTGCGGGCCAGGTGCTTCCTGAGGTCAGTAGTCCAATATGGATTCGCCGAGAAGTCCTTGTTACACTTGGGGCAGACCCGAGCCATCCTTTACACTGGGCTGGGAAAATAATTGGGAATCCCAAGACGCGTCCTGAGGGTCCAAGAGAGGGACCCGACTTAGAGACTTGGGAGGTATGAAAGTCAAGACGAAAAATGGCAACGTTCGCGATTCGTGAAGGTGCCAACCCGGCTGCCAAATTCCTCTTTGACAGGTGGGAAAAGCTGATCGAGACACACAAGGCTAGCGAGAATACCGAAATCGAGATTCGGTTCGGGAGGCGTTCGGGTTCCAAATTTGATACCAATGTTGGTGAAACCACGTTCAAAAAGGTTCTTGCGGCTCTCAACAAGTACGAGGGGTGGGAGACCAAGAACCATATGAACGCGACCGTCTATTATTTTGACGGTGGAAAGCGTTTGTCCGTGGATGAAGAGACGGATGAGCAAGTGGGTCAAGTGAAGACCCGCGTGACCGTGAATGACGTGGAGTTGGCCGAACAACCTCTGGACGTGCGTCTCGGTGTGAGTACCGAGATTCCATGGGAGTATGATGGCGAGGAGACCAGTACCGAGCAAAAGACCAAGGAGCGTTGGTCATTTGTTCGGAAGAACTTGAGTATCGACATGTCGATCATCAAGGGAAACCCAGATGACAAGGACTCGGATGAGGATACGACGTACCAAATCGAAATGGAAATTATCAAGCCTTCTGAAATTCAAAACAAAATTGAGTTGTACAATATGCTCTACAAGGTGTTTGACGTTCTCAAATGTGTGTGAGAGCAGTCCAAGTCCGAAGGACTTGTCCGCTCCGGGGATCTCAGTTCCTGCGGAACTGGTCTCTCAACGTTTAATGCGCCCCGCCGCACCCGTCGCGCGCGCTTTACGCACCACCTCTGCGTTCCACAAGGCCCTGAGTGCACTCTCATTCACGGACTTGTTCTTCTTTTTCACGGCATTTACAAACTCCTGAACCGTCCATCCCTTTTGACGACGGTAATTCAACTTGTACCTATTCATCGTGTTTGTTATCATGTTGAGACTCACGGGGGAGTATACAGGGTTACGGACCTTTGGTTCTTTCGGAGCCTTCTTCGGGGCCACCGGCGGCTTTGGTATGACAGGTGACGTGCGTTTCTTGGGAACGTA